GGCTCCAAAACCAAGATTCTGCCTTTTTAGGCATTAAAAAGAGGTCGATTTTGGTTAACCACTTCTACCCCTTCATCTCGCTCCCAAATACCATCGGGAACTCGGTCCCGCAGGGGTTTTGACCACCTCCCGGAGTATTTCGCGGCACGGCGTAAAGGGCCTCTAACCCCCGGGCCTACAAATTCGCGGAAAATTGCACGGCAGGAGCCGCCGGTCTCCGTGAAAAAGCCGGTAGAAATGATGATGCGGGCGAGGGCCCCCTACATCACTGACTGGTCGCTACACCCCAACTGGCTCCACAGATCATCTAACTGTTCGTTCCATCTTCCCGGTTCATCCTTCAGCTTTTGAGCCCAGTCAATCCTGAAGTCGTCTGTTGTATCAAGCTTGATGGAGTTGCAAAGTCTATGGGCAAGCTGACAGTTACTCTTCGAGTGCATGCCACCTTGCGACAAAGGTATAATGTGATCAACCGTAGCGGCCCATTGGTTTTCCGATTCTGTTGTCTTGGGAACAGGCAGTCCACAGATAGCGCATACACCACCATAGTTGCGGTAGGTAGTTTTAAGTCCGACCGGCTCTACGAAAGCCTGCTGCATCTGTTCTTTTCGTTTAACCTTCTGCCTTTTCTCGCTTGCTCTCTCTGCGCATCTCTCAGAACAGTATTGCTTTGCCTGTGAACGAAAGGTCGTAGAAAACAGATTGCCACAATGTGGGCACACTGAAAGCACCGGTATAAAACGGGCAACATTGCGCTCATGATGTTCACGAAGCGCAGATTCATACTGGCATTCGGCCGAACAGAACCGATGGTTCTCATGCTTTGCTCGGAAGACTACACCACAATTCGCGCAAGTGCGTGTCATTGATTCTTCCCGTTGTTTACTCCAAGCTTCTTTCCTCGATAACGCTTCCAGATGTTTTGCCTTATTGACGCATTCTCGGGAACAAAACCTGTTTCTATTTGGATGATCTGACCATCTCGGTTTGCCGCAGTATTCGCAATAATACTCACCACGACGCAAATCACCCGCATGCTTGGCAGCACAAGCAGGAGAACAGTACTTTCGATTTTTGTTGATTGTCTGAAAGGGTGTGCCGCAGTAAAGGCATTCCATGTCATATACGGTTCGACCTGTTTTTCTTGCTGTTCGCGAGCATTCGACTGAGCAATACTTCTGGCCTGTATTATTAGTCTGGAATGCTATACCACAGTGTTCACAGGTCTTCGAGTACTTCCCTGGAAGATCTTTAAGCTTGTTCTCCCGCCTCCATTTATCACGGCATCGTGAACAACAAAAACCTGTGTTCTTTCTCCCGCGCCTCTTGGGCTGGAATTCCTTCCCACAGGCACGACAAATCATTGTCTCAACCTTAGGCTCATTGTCGCTGGACATGATCACTTCCCGCACAGCACCACAACGCATGCGATGAGGATGGCCAAGCAGACCGGCAGCCATAGCGGAGCCAGCACCCACATCCAAGGCCAGGTTATAACTCTCATCAGCCGCAGCCCAATGAACAGCAGCGCAAGCCACTCAAAGAAGTTCGGGCTGTTGACCGTGATCTTCTTGTTCTCCATGTTGTCCCTCCGTTTACTCGCCCTCCAAGGCGAGTAAAAATATGGTCGTAGGAATTTTCTTCTTGGAAGAGGAAAATTCAGTATGATAGCCCGCCGCAGGTAGAGGAAGGTGAAAACCTGCGGCGGGCGGGGGTGGTGGTGTTCCTCCACATCCTGTCGTTTGACTTTTCTTCATGGACGAAGAAAAGTCAGTAGGATAGCCCGCTGCGGCAAAAAGGAGAAAAGATCCGCAGCGGGCTATGATGAAAAGTCCCACCGTGGTCCGCATGCACAGGATCTGTGCCTCAGCGTGGTGGGCTCCATCTTTCGGCTATCATGGTTTTACCGGAGTTTATTTCTACAAGGTGCAGCAACCGAAAGCACTCTCTGCCCTTCCGAGTGATCAGCAGTTGTGTGCCTGACCCTCCATATCTGTTGCCCTTGCACTTCTTCAACACAAACAGTCCATCCGTAATATGTTCTGCATACGGTTGAAGCTTTTGCTTCTGATCACGGTATACATACCCCTTATCCAGCAGGAAGCGAATGAAGTCCTTCTGACGCCACTGAAGATCCTTGGCTGTTTCCCTTATACCAGTCAGCGTTTTACGCTCTACCAGTGCATCGAAGTACGCAGCCTTTGGTCTGGCAATCATGAGAGCACTTTCCAGCTTTTCCCGTTTTGCCCGCTCATCCTTCAGCGCGTTCAACAGCCGGATTCCGAATTCCGGATCCGCTATAATGTTCTCAAGCGCATCCTGGGTAGCATTAGCGCTCTTCTTTCGGATAGTTGGAATGACCTCATGCGTGATCCAACGCTTAAATGCCCTCGCCTCCGGCTTGTGCGAACCGAGGACTATAGCGTATAAGCCAGGCACGCTGATGATGTTTGTCATCTGCTCTCTTCCATGGGGGTCGGTTAAAGCCACCTCCGATTTTTCATCATCATCCAGACGTGTCAGCGCATCCTTGTGATTTACAATCTCCAACGCCCTGCACACATCGGCTGCGACGAACCACGGTTCCCCGTCGCGGGTGATAGTTCGCACGGAACCAAACTGGTCATTCTCAAAAACTGTTAGATCGTTCATCCTCCACCCCTATCGTTGATAATGGTACGTCGGTCGGCTGTCTTCCAGGCCGGTCTTCTTGTCGTGGTGGGCTTTGCACAGCGGTTGCCAGTTGCTTCTATCCCAGAACAGATTTCTGTCTCCACGGTGCGGCACGATGTGGTCAACCACCGTCGCTTTCACATACCGTCCCTCCGACAAGCACTGAACACACAGCGGATGGGCGGTGAGGAATTGCTTACTGACTCGTTGCCATGCACGTCCATAGCCTCGACTGGATGCGCTTCTCGTTTCCTCCGGATGGAGCGCGTGGTGCTTTTCGCAGTACTTCCCGCTGGCTACCAGCTCCGGGCAACCGGGATGCGCACAGGGACGCTTTGGTCTAATCGGCATCGTTGTCACCTCGTTGCGGTAGTCCGGCTTCAAACTCCCGCAGGCATTCTTCACCACAAAACGCTGCTTCGTAGTCCAGGTCAATGAAGGCTGTGGGCTTGTGACATACACAACAGGGAACAGGAAAGGGAGCGCGGAAAACGCTCCCATCTTGCTCCCATACTTTGAGGCTACCGAATCTGTACGACCAGGAATTGCGCGGGGCGTTGCCCTCATGCATCTTCGCTGCCACTGCTGCTGTGATCGCTATCGCTGCTGTGCTCGCCAGCACCGTTGCAACTACCGCTGTTGCAAGGGCTACAGACGACGTTGGGTCCAAATATGCCGCCGTGGCTGCTATCGCCATCGCATGCATCCATGTACTCAGCTCCATCATCCTCAACCGGCGCGGTGCAGAAATGGACGCCGCGCATTTCACCGCCGAAAATCTCGCGGGCAATGTCCTGGGCAAGGCCGGACCAGTTGCCGTTGTAGTCGGAGATATCATCGTCGAAGAACTGCACAATCTGGGGTTTAAAGGCAACGAACCCATGGTGCGTACCGGTGAAATCCTCAGCATCTACGATCTCCTCCACGAGAGGATTGTCCTTGAAGATGGTTGCGAAGATCTCAATCCCGGAATCTACAACATTGCTGTTCTCCTCGTCGTACAGGGTGATGCCCAGGGTAATGTTGCCGAACTCCACAACCTCAGGCATGACGCGATCCAGCGCCACGAACTTCTCGTGATCACGAATCTCGATGTCAAAGGCGTAGTCGGTCTTGCCTTCACTCAGCTCGCGGATTTCCCCAACAATGATGTCGGGATCCGGCTCGAACAGGGCCTTGACCTTCTTCTGGTAGGTATACCAGGGAGCCTCTAATTTGAAATTGACCATAGTGATTGTCCTCCTCATAATAATAGATTCTCTTTGTGTTGTTGCTGGCCTTTCACCTCCACGCAGTATTCCCATTCCTGGGATCCTTCGCGTTGAGCCGCTTCTGGGCAGCTTCGAGCTTTCCATACACAGCCCCCATGCTGGTCAGGTAACGAACGTTGTCGATGGTGTCGTCCTTCCGGACCATGGGAAGGAATTCCAGCTCGAAAAACTCAACCAGATTATCCACCTCGTCCTTGGAAAGCGTCAGCGTGGTGCGGAGCATTGCACTTCTCCCTCTCTCGGTACTTATACACGAAATAGTCTGTCACAAGCTGTTTCAGCCATGGCACTGGCAGATCTTCAAAGACTTCGTTCCGTATTTCCAGCGCCTTATACAGCGCCAGTTCCGGAATCTTTTGAGCGTCGAATGCCAGGATGGCATCATGGATTTTGCTGTCCATGATTTCAACTGCCTCACACACAACGTTCGGATCTAAACGCTCATCGATAGCAGCTAACATCGCTCACACCTCCCACGACAGACCGCTGTTGCCGAAATGGCCGTAGGCGGATACTTGGTTGTAGTCAACACTGCTCAACCCAAGCTCCTCAATGATCCCGCGAGGGGTCAAATCATAGTTGTCCCGGATATAGCTCTCCAGGAATTCCTGACTCTGCTTTTCCGTGCCGAAGCAGTCCACGTAGATGCTCACAGGATCAGCCACACCGATGGCATACGCGATCTGAACCTCGCACTTGTCAGCGTACCCGGCTCTCACGATGTCCACCGCTATCCTTCGAGCCATGTAAGCGCCGCTGCGATCCACCTTCGTCGGATCCTTGCCGCTCATTGCACCGCCACCGATGCGCCCCACACCACCGTAGGTGTCACATGCCAGCTTTCGACCTGTGACACCGCAGTCGGCAAATGGGCCGCCGATGACGAAGCGACCAGTCGGGTTGACCAACTTTTCAAAGTCGGTGTTCAACCCAAGCCGTGCTGCCGCCAGCACCATCATGGCCTCGATCACATGGCGGAAGTCGCCGGGCTCCACATCCGGGCTGTGCTGAACGGAGCAGAGGAAGGTTGTAATCCTCCCGCTGTCGTAGTCAAAGCTGACCTGGGCCTTCGCGTCCGCGCGGAACATGTGACTCGGGTGATGCTGGAGCATCCTCAGAAAATCCGTCGCCAGCACAAATGGGATCGGCAGCAGCTCCGGTGTCTCATTGGTCGCGTATCCGTACATCATGCCCTGGTCGCCGGCACCACCCTTATCTACACCAAGCGCTATGTCCGGTGACTGACGATCAATGAGCACATGGATGTCAAAGACGTCTTCTTCGTAGCCGAGCCGGTCCAGGCCGATCCGTTCAAACACAGTCCTCACCAGCTCCCGGTAGTCTGGTGCGTAGGAAGAAGATATCTCCCCCGCGATGATGATCTGGTTGCCCTTGATCAGAACCTCGGCTGCAACACGGGCGCTGTGGTCATGGCTCAGCACATCCGTGACGATGGCATCTGCGATCTGATCGCAGATTTTGTCCGGATGGCCGTTTGATACTTGTTCACAGGTAATTACGTGCATTCTGTACCTCCTCATAGAATCCTTTACTTCCTTATTCTGGCTAGTTTTTTTTCGGGTTGCGCTTCTGCTATAGCCATCACTTTTCCTCTGTCTAATACCGCGCCGCAAGTGCATTCATACCGATGGTTGCTCCTGTCGTCGTAATAGGTCGCATGTGGTATCATTCGTTGTCCACAGTGCGGACAGTAGACTGTTGGCACAAAGAGGATATCCTCGCCACTGTCGATCGACCAATCCCCCATAGGATCAATGTAGCAAATGTTGATATCTCCCTCGTCATCATCCTCAAGCAGCGCATACATAATTGACCACCCCTCTGAAACTGCATCGAAATAGCATTTTCTGCCGTCGTCATCCGGCAGACATAACATTGCGGTCAATCTGTCGGGAATCGGCAGTAACTGTTTGATTTTCTGTTCCTCCATACACAGCCTCCTCATCTGTATCTCAGTCTGACGTTTGCTTTCCATGGAAATCGTCTGTTAGAAGCAAGCTTCGCTAACTAATATGGCTTGAGAGGAATACTCAATGTTTCGCCCGTCGATGACGATCTGGTTGCCCTTGATCAGCACCTCGGCTGCTACGCGGGCATTGAGGTCATGACACAGCACATCCGTAACGATGGCATCCGCGATCTGGTCGCAGATTTTGTCTGGATGCTGTTCGATTCTTGTTCACAGGTTATTACGTGCATTCTGTACCTCCTCTTCGGTTTGATGATGGTCGGTCAAAACCTCGGCCTCGGCCAGGTGGCGGCCATGATAAACATCACAGCCGCCATCGCCAGAATTACGTATTCCAATCAGACCTCCTCGACATCCAGTCCGATCAAAGCCAGCAGAGCCAGCTCGACTTCTTGGATATCCTCTTCGAAGGTGACCTCCCCTACCTTCCGTTTCAGACTCGCCTTGTCGATGGTGGTGATCTGCTCAGCAAGGACAGTCAAATCCCGGTCGAGGTTTGGGTTTTTCTCAGAAAGCAACCTCACATGCGTCGGAAGATACATGCGGGTCTCTTTGGTGCGGAGAGGAACAACCGTCACCATGGTCGAGCGGGTGTTGAGGCTGTCATCACTGACTACCAGAACTGGCAGAATCCCGTTCCTCAGATACGACCATTCCTCTCGGTGAAGCTCCGCAAACCACACCTCCATGCGGCGGGGTGTCTGTCGGAGTTCGCGTGCAAGTTCTCTCAGGGCTTGCTGCCCCTGTTTTCCTTCGTACAACCGATCATTTTGTCTCGGCATTTACATTCCTCCTTCGTTGCATTAGAAAAGAGGGCTGCCCGGCTGGACAGTCCTCTTGCCTTTGCGGGCCTCGTTGCCCGCGCTTCGATGGTATTAGAATACCATTTTTTTCAAGTGGTTCTGTACCCAAAATCTAACATTTCGGCCTTTAAGCGTTAACTGTGCGTAAAACATAAGATCGAAATGAGATTTTTCACTTTACGCCATACAGTAGCGTCTTTAGGTGATCCAGAGCGCGCTTTTTCCGCATATAGAAAGACTTCCTCTCAATATCCAAATGCACACAGATATCCGCCACCTCCACATCATTCATGTGGAGGCTTTCCAGAATATACTGTTCATCCTCGCTGAGCTGTTTCCATGCGGGTTCAAACCAAGCCATGTACTCCAACGCCTGACGGTAACGTTCCTTCAGAATGTCGATCTCCTCAATGGTATTTACTACCTTGTCTTCTCCGGAATGAACGTTACCGGTGCGTACATGGTCATCGTACTTCGGGACACCAACAGATGTGGCTTTGTCAAGCCCCTTTTTGATCTCATCACTGGTATTGTCAATGATGAATTTCATAGAGTCATAATTCTCCAGCACCCTGATAGTGGCATCCCTCTTATCCAAGAAGTTCCATCCGACCATTCTCTAATTCCTCCTTAACCCGATTTAGCAGATAATGCGGATCCAAATCTGTCAGTTTTGCATACCACTCTCCAAAGAAAAACTGCTCAAGTTGTGTCACCTCCTCCTGAGCAGGCACATTATCAGGATGGCGAAGGATACGCCGGTATGCATTAACGTAATCCTTCACCGCACAGACAATGATGGCGTTTGCCAGATTCTCCCAGTTTTCCTGCAGGTAAACCATATACCACCTCCTAATCAAGGTTTGGACACTGTTTATCCCTTACTCTTCACTCCCAGCGCCGCAAAACGCCATTCAGGAAGGCGCCACTTGCCTCCACCGTAGTTATAAGCCTTTGCGATCGAGCGGGCAAAGGAGCCATCCATTGACTGATCGGCAGCCTTATACCATTTAGCCTCCAGCTGGAGATCCGACAGCTTCTTTACTTTCAGCTTCTTCACAAAACGTGAGGGATCGATTTCGCTCCCAAAGGCAACGAGGAAGACCGCAACACCACCCAGCATATTGGCGCGTACCGAATCACGATCTCCACCCCAGGTATCCATGATGAGCTGGAGGGTCTGTTCATAGATCTCTGGCCCGAACTGATTCCAAACCTGCGTGGCCTTCTTGATAGCCTGGATGGTTCCGTTAGCTTTAGACCTAGCAGAAAGCTTAAAGCCGACCTTCTCGCTTATAGAAATCATTTCCGCCGTCTGCTTGTCGCCGGATACAACGTCAGCTCTCATTTTCTCCTCAAAGGGCATCGGCATCACTCCGTCATCCTGATGAGAGAAGTAATAGGCTTCCTCTGCACGAGTCAAGCCATAAAAAACCCGGCATAGCACCGTAAAGTGTTGTCCGGATCCGCAGAGGCGCTTCAAAGCTGAAAGCCTATGACCGCCATCAAAGACAAAATACCTGCCATCTCGGCAGCTCACATCCAAGGGACGGAATTTTCCCCAATCCCAGCCATCAACCAGCTCATCAACGTGGTGGGGCTTGAGGGTTCGCTGATAGCCTTCATCCAGTTCCAGATCGGCATCAGACACTTCTTCCATGATATAATAGGCGTGATCGTTAACAGGATACCTCTTCACCTTAGACTTGATCTGAAATTTTGCGCTCATAAATTGAATTCCTCCATTCTTTCTTTGTAGTGATCCATTCCCAGGCGACTTGCCGCCCGAATAGCTTTCTCAAGGTCTTTTCGGTTCTCTTCAGTGAGCATTCCAGCAGAGAGCTTCCCCATCGCGTTCTGAATCAAGGCATCAAAACTGCTTACAGCCCTTTCAACCAGATCCATAACATAGGGAAAAGACTCAGGGTTATCATCATAGGGACGAGATGCGTGAACAATGCCAGCAGAAGTCCGCATGACACCGGGCATCAGCTCTCCATTGTGAAAAACGGGCTCACCCCCAACAATGCCTTCAGGGTTATCAGCCGTTTTAACAGGCTTCTGTTCCGCTTCGCCTTCACGAGCCTGCCTGCGCGCTTCTCTGACTGCCTCGCGCTTCTTTTCCTCCTGCAGCTTTTTGAAGGCAGTGGTGATGGTTATCTCGCCTGCGAATAGCTTCTCCTGGATGTCATCAGGGGCTTCATTACAGAGAACACGTGTCTTACGCACGGTCTCGTGCGATACACCTGCAAAGTCTCCAAGGATACCATCGGTTGATCTTTCATGCCTACCTTGCCCATTCAAGTGGGCAAGGTCTAACTTCTTCCCAGCCTTCTGCCTCTGTTCGGCTTCCTCTCTCACCTTCTCCTCATGTTCCAGGGCCTTTACGCACTTCTGAAAGTCATTCATATCGCGCTGCGCCATCTGATTCTTGCAAATCCAGAACTTCGCATCTTCAATGGAATCAAACTCGATCTCCTTGGTCTCGTAGGGAATGCCGCACTCCTCGCAGATTTCAAATCGATTGTGACCGTCAACGAGGATACCATTCCATGTAAGAAGCGGCATGAGAACACCCTTTTCCAGGAGATCCTCCTTCAAAATGACCTTCTTTGCTTCGCTCAAAGGCGGCAATTCATCCCTGAGTCTCGGATCGATTATGGGTTTCACTTGTTTATCCCCTCCTACTTGTATACCTTCTGAATTCTTATCGTTCTTTTCCTGCCATCCTTCGCTATCTCCCGTCTCGGGAAAAGGACGTACTTCGGCGTCAATAGTCTCTGATTCATGTTCTGTCCTCCTTCCTGCCCTGCTGGGCCATCAAACCAACTGTGCCTTAACTGCGTCAATCAGGCTGCTTTGGGTTACCTCCTTTCTCTGAAGCGCCTTCATGATTCGTTCGTCGATTGTGCCTTTGCAGACGATGTGTTCCACCACTACGGTTCTACTGACTTGCCCCTGCCGCCACAGGCGCGCATTGGTCTGGATGTAGAGTTCCAAAGACCAAGTCAAACCAAACCAGATCAGGGTGGAGCCGCCTGCCTGCAGGTTCAGTCCGTGGCCGGCTGATGCGGGATGAATCAACCCCACCTGTACTCGCTTCGCGTTCCACTGGTGGATGGATTCCTCAGTGTCGATGCGGCGGTAGCGGATGCCCATTTCTCGGAGTCGGCCTTCTATCCTCTTCAGATCATGCTTATACCAGTAAGCCACTAGCACCGGTTTTCCATTCTGCGCCTCGATCAGGTCTTCCAGGGCATCGAGTTTGCGCTGGTGAATCTCCACGGTCTCGCCTTGGTCGTCATACACTGCTCCGTTCGCCATCTGTGTCAGCTTTCCTGAGAGGGCAGCTGCATTGGCAGCCGTGATCTCCCCATCCTTAAGGTTGAGAACCATCTCTTTCTTCAGGCGGGAGTACGTTTCTTGCTCCTTCGGCGACATCCGTACCTCGTAGGGGACACTGACCAGCTCCGGCATCACAAGGTGATCGGTACATCGCATGCTAATCGTGATGTCCGCTATCCGCCTGTAGATGCGCTCCTCCGCCCCCGGCAGCGGAGCATAACTGAACACCACCTGCCCATTTGTCTTCTCCGGACGGAAGAATTCTTGCCGATAGCGAGTGATGAAACGGCCAAGCCTTTCCCCCAGATCCAGGAGGCGGTACTCCGCCCAGAGGTCCATGAGCCCGTTGGACGAGGGTGTACCCGTGAGGCCCACTACCCGCCTCACAAGCCTCCGAACCTTCAGCAGGGCCTTGAAGCGTTTGGCTTGGGGGTTTTTGAACGAGCTGAGCTCATCCAGAACCAACATATCCCACTTCCACTCCCCGCCGTATTCCTCCACCAACCAAGGGACAACATCCCTGTTGATCACGTACAGGTCTGCTTCCTGGTTCAGGGCGTAGCGACGCTCTGATGCGGTTCCAACGGCTATCGAGTATCTCAGCCCTTGGAGGTGCGACCACTTTCCCAATTCCTCCGCCCATACCTGAGCCACGCGGATGGGGGAGATAACAAGGACACGTCCCACCTCAAAGCGGTCTCGCATCAGCTCCTCGATTGCCGTCAGCGTGATGATGGTCTTCCCGCAGCCGCAGTCCAGGAGGATAGCAGACGCGGGATGCTCAACAATGAAATCCGCGGCAAACCGCTGATACTCATGGAGATCATCCCGGCTTAGCATCATAATCACTTCCTTCTCCTGCCATCATCCCGCTGTGGCTGCGCTCGGTAGCTGCACTACACTCGGCAGTCGCTGTTTTGCTTCGCCGGATGGTATCCGGAGTGCGCTGCTCAATCTCATCAAGGACGGCATCCACCTCAGCGGGATCATCCAGCACAGCAACATAGCACCCAAGTTCTGCCAGCTGCCTGTGGCGTGCAACCTGCAGCGGTCGGGCCCTTTGTCCGGATGCCTTCACCTCCACGAAGCCCATGGCTCCTCCCGGCAGCACCACCAGCCTATCCGGTGCACCTGCCCAGTTTGTCGGTGTGAACTTCAAACAAAGACCACCGCGATCTGCGATGGCCTTGCGAAGTTTCAGTTCTATTTCACGTTCTCGTATGCTTTTCACGCTCCTCCTACAATAGTGTGTTCCCTACAACTTCAAAGTTGTTAATACTTGTTATGCCGGTTGTTATGGCGATAATCCCCTGTCATTGCGCGCGCGGGATAGTTCTATAATACAAATAGTATTATTATTCTATATTAGAACTATACGCGAAAAACCAAAATTATAGTTTTTGGAATAAAACGCCTAATTTAGAAAATCGGAATGGTCTCCTATAGTAAGTTGTAGAGTTGTAGGTGAGCATTTTCTCTTCCTATACTATATATGGAATAACAACTCTCCTACAACCGTCCTACAACTTCAAAAGTTGTTATTACTCCTCTAACCTGTATATGCGCTGGTTGCCATAGATGGGGAGTGTTCGGACCCCCGCGCGTCTCCACTGTGGGAAATGCTTCATGATTGCGCTGATGGCATAGCTGTCTCTGGGCTGCATGTCCTCCTTTCTGCGCCCGTAGCACTCGCACCAGATTTCGATGTTGGAGACAAGTGTCCTTTTCACGACTCCCTTTGCGTGGATGGGATCATCACCGCGGAGGTATTCCTGACGACGATAGAGATCCATCCCTTCCCAGTTCTCCGGGAGCAGAGTGGCGAGGTAAGCACCAACCAACCCCTCCCTATCATCATGCTCCATGGCAGCGAGCTGATGGGCTTCGGCGGCTTCTTCCAGTTCCTTCGGCAGGAAGAGAGGTTCCCCCTCCGCCTCGCGCACCTTTGCCTCCGCCCAGACCTGCGCGACGTAATCTCTGTCGAGGATCATATCGGTGCGGTGCGGCGTCGGGACAATCCAAAAGCGGCGGTTGCCCGTCGCATCACGGAGGAAGCCATTCTCCTGATTTGCAGTGCCGATGAAGATGCACTGGCGAGGATGGGGCGTGGAGCGCCGCCCATAGCTGGCGCGGTATTTGTCGTCTTGTCGGGAGATGAAAGCCTTAACCGATTCCACCTCCGCCTTGCTGACACCGGCCATTTCTCCCAGCTCCACAATCCAGTTGCCCTGGATGTTTTCCGCCGCTGTCTTCTCCTTCATCATGTTGAAAGAGAGGTTGTCCGAGAAATACTCCGGCCCGCAGAGAGTGGCGATGGCTGTGCTCTTCCCGATCCCCTGGGGGCCAACCAGCGTGAGGACGTAGTCAAATTTGCAGCCAGGTTGGAGGACGCGGCGGATCGCTGCCACAAGGGTTTTCCGTGTGACCGCACGCACATAGGGCGTATCCTCCGCTTCGAAAAGGTCGATTAACAAAGAATCTAACCGAGGTACACCGTCCCACGCGGGTAAAGCGGCAAGGAAGTCCCTTATAGGGTGGTAATGGCGGTCATCCGCGACTTTGTCGACAGCATCGCGGATAACAGATACCGGCAACTGCCCATACCTCTCCGCAATGAAGCAGTTCAGGTGGGTATCATCCACATCCCGCCAGAATTTGTCGTGGTGCCAAGGGACACCGGGGCCGAGCTCGATGTTGTCCGCCAGCTCGTTGAAGACGAGGCTTTGCAGATCGGGATGATTATCCAAGATGAGGATTGCGTTGAGGATGGTAGAGGCAAGCGCGCCTTTCCGGGTATAGATCAACTTGCTCTCCCAATCCTCACCGAAGTCCTCCTGGAGAGAGGCGAACTTCTCCTTGCGGGAGAGGCTCATGCACTTCTGATCTGTGAGGACAAAGCGTTCCATCTCTCGGTAGGAGGGCGCAGCCTCGGCGGGTCCCTCATAGCCAGCGTCAAGCTTCCCGTACCTGTGAATGCGAACGAGATCGAAGGCATTCTGCATATGGCCGCCAGCCGGGTCAGTAGCGTGGTGGGAGAAGAGCCACTTCCCATCGATGATCACTGCGCCGGCGGTGGAGCTGCCGGGGATAAAGTCATACCTGCCGGGATGGGTCGCGGAGGGACGATAGACGGAGGAGAGGATAGTATCAATCACATCCTCAACGGAATACGTCCGACAGAAGAGTCCCACCACGTTCTGCTTTGTGAGGGGGTCGGCCGCCGTCCGCTTCTCCCCATTCACCACTCCACTCTCACGCTCCGTATAGGGCAAATCCGAAAGGTCGCGCCAGCTGGGATGAGAAGCCAGGAAGGCATCTGGGTCGAGGGTGGAGGCTGGGAACCTCCTGGCGAAGTACTCACCGTCCGCGGGTGTAGTCGGCCAGTACATCAGCTGGTGAACGCGGAAGGAGCAAGGGTCTACCTTGTCAGCGCCCAGAAGATGAGCGAGGTAGTGAGCTATCGCGTTGTATTCATCGGGGGAGATGTTACGGGTCAAGAAGACCAGCACGCGGTAGCGTGGAGAAGCCGGGGTATGGGAATGGGTGGTATAAACGAAGCAATCATACCCCAGCTTTTCGATCAGCGTAGACAGAAAACCCTCCGGGCAGGCATCCAGGTCGAGCGTGATAAGGGAGCGGTACTCCACCGTGGAGGCGGTGCGGCGATTACCACGCAGCTTCCCGCCGACGAAGCCTCCGTGGTCTTTGACATTATCTCGCTGAGACTTCGGCATGGCTGCATATTCCGCTACGGTCTCAGGTGTGCGGATGGTCTGCGACAGCCTCTTGCAGAGCTGGTCGGGCGTGAAGCGTTCCGTTCTCCAGTTCTTCTCAAAGCGAGAGAAGCCGGTTGAAATTGAGATTTTGTCCATTTTATTCCTTTCTCCTGTTCAATTTACAGGTGTCGTTGTGTCTCCCGTACCATTTGCGGGTGTCGTTGTGTCTCCTGCACCATTTGCGGGTGTTACTGACAGGTGTCATTGGCACTTGCGCAGTTCTTCCGACGCTTCTTCCTGCGTCTCTTTCGACGCTTCTTCCCACCTCCTCTATCGTTTTGTGCAGCTGTCTCATCTGTGGTCTCTCTCACGTCCGACTGCACCACGCTCGGCTGAGCATCATCAACTGCCGATGTGGTAGTCTGCTCTGCCCCATTTTCCTGCACTTCATCAGCTGCCGATGTAGTAGCCTGTTCCACCTCGGGCCGCTGAGCCTCAATTTCTGACGGTGTATTGGGCGGCTCCTCCTCATCTACTGACGGCGTAGTGGGATGCTGCGCGTCATCAACCCTCAGTTCCGCCGGCTGTACGTCATCAACTGCCGATGCCTCGTTCTGTTCCTCCACGGGCATCGTGGGTTGCTCCGCATCATCAACTGCCGGTGCCTCGGTCTGTTCCTCCACGGGCATCGTGGGTGGCCTCTCAGGCTGCTCCGCATCATCAACTGCCGATGCCTCGGTCTGTTCCTCCACGGGCATCGTGGGTTGCACCGCATCATCTACCGGCAATGTCGTAGTCCCAGGCGACCCCGCCTTCTCCGTGGGAGCAGGGGTTGCCTGCTGTTCCAGCACCCTCTCCTTCAAAAACATGGCATATTGCCAGGGTGCGCCCTGAGGCGGCGAGGACGGCTGCTTTCTCAGCAGCTTCTGAATCTGCCGGTAGTCCCGTCCAAGGCGTCCCCTCTTCTTGATCTCTCGAATAGCAACGTCATGCCCTCTCCCTTCCAAGTAGCCACGCAGGTAGCCGGGCTCCAGCAGCGCCGCAACCTCCTCGGCCCGCGGGCCAGGAATGACCTTGTCCAGATCAACAGCCTCGATTTTGTTTCCATCCCAAAGTAGTATCATTTTTCCTCCCTTCTGCCCCAACTTTCATCTGGTGGAGCGGTCGTTTTTCGCCGACGCATATTTATGCGGCAGGCATTTTTACAGTCCGGCGCATAATTATGCGTCTTTGCAGTACCATTGGGTGCTATATCCCTCCCCTCTTATAACCAGGCCCGTCGCCCACGGTGGTGCCTGACTCATTATCTGCTCCACCTCCTCAACAGTCACTGTTTTGGGCACATCACAAATAACCTCGTCGTGGACGTGCGCCACGATGCCGTAGTCCCTCAGGTTATGGATCGCATTGCAGAGGATGTCGCGGGAGATGGCCTGCGTGCAGTTGCTGACCACGCATTGTTGATTGCCATTCCATAGGGCAAAGCGATGCCGCCGACCAGCATTCACGATGTCGTAGACCGGCAAAGCCCTCGGAGCATGCTCTACCCGAATGAAATGCTTCTCCCCAAGAGGGTAGGCGTCCCACCACTGTTTGCCGTTGGCGAAGCGAGCTTCGATCCAACCGGCCTTCGTATAAACCCTGTGATCTGGGGTGAGACGGATGCTGTCAACCAGGATGGTGGGCTGGATACCCTTGAACACGACCCCGCCATGCCGTACAAACTCCTTTCCGTCCCATATCTTCTCGGAGAGGGTGAGCTCCTGAATGGGAACGGGACCTCGGTCCGTTATCACCAAGCTGCCCTCGGCCACACAATTCTCAACGAACTTGGGACCATAGGACTCGACCTCCGCCCAGTGATGGGTCTTGTCCATGCCCATGTAGGTGATTGACTCCCCTCCGAATCGGTTCGTCCCCAGACGGGGCCGGACATATACCAGCTGGCGTCCCGAGGGCAGTGTGATGAAGAGCCTCCCGTCGCGGGATACGATGGACAGGGGACCGACTTTATAGGTCAGATGGTCTTGGATTGTCTTTTTGACAGCCCGATCCACCTTCCACCAGAACTGGACGATGTGGGGATTGGCGTTGCGCCAAGCCTCTACCAGTGGCTTGAGTTCCTCTTCCTTCATTCCAGCTTCTATTGCTCCCATCTTGCGTAAGGCTCCAACTGCGCCACCATAGCCACATGATAGAAGCGCTTGCTTACCGCGTTGTCGAAGTTCACCGTTTAGGCCGTGCTTTACGACCGGAACATGAAACATCTGACTTGCTGTCTCGCAGTAGATGTCTTTCCCTTGAGCAAATGCGTCAAGCACCCACTGTTCTCCCGCTTCCCATGCCAGGACGCGCGCTTCAATTGCGCTGTAGTCGCAAACGATGAACTTGTGGCCGCGTTTCGGAATGAACGCAGTGCGGGTCACCTCGGCGAGTACTTGGGGGACACTGTCATAGAGAGTGTCTATGGCATCATAATCCCCTGCCTTGACGAGGGCCCGGGCATCCCCCAGGTCGGAGAGACTGTTCCTGTAGAGGTTTTGGAGCTGGACGATGCGCCCAGAGAAGCGGCCACTTCGTGAGGCACCGTAAAACATGAACATGCCCCTGAGGCGACCATCCTTACAGGCTGCCGCTTCCATGGCCGTATACTTCTTTACCGACGACTTCGCCACTTCTTGGCGGAGCTGGAGCACCGTTCGGAGAGGTTCCGGGGCTGTGTGAAGAATCGCAGCAACCTCCTTCTTCCCCAGAGAGTCAAGCTCCAGACCGTTTTGTTGGAGCCACTCCTTCATCTGGGTGACCGAGCGGGGGTTTTCCAAATCGGTTAGCTCTCGGAGTCCATCCACCAGTTCCACCTGGCTCTTCTGATCCAGGGCTATAGCGCTGCTGACAAGCTCCCGATCCACCAGAATTCCCCTGTCGTTGATGCGTTCACTATCGCAATACTCCTCCCAAACCTGCTCAGGAACAGGGACGGACGAAAGTCGCTCTGCAATCTCCATCTCCACCTCAACGTCGCGCTTGTTGTATGCTTTGAACAGTTCCCACTTATCGGGAGCATCAGAAGGCATGACGCACTCTTTGCCACCATTCATTGCCGTTGGCTTGCAGGGCTGACAAAACAGCTTGATCAGCCCTTTGCCCTCGTCCATCTTCCCCTTGGTAAGTTCAAGGGCTTCCCCCACATCCTTCAAGGAGAGAGGGAGGCCCGCATAGGCTGACCAGACCATCGTACATCGCCAGGAGGCAGGGTCGAGGTATTGGCCTTGAGGCAAAAGACCTTGATCCCACAGGAAGCGAGAAAGGCAAATGCGCTCAAAGGCTGCGTTATGGGCATACTTGAGCACTCCCCTATCCAGAAGAGCGTCCAGGATGGATTGAGGCAGAGTATGCCCATACGCCAGGTCGTAGACATGAACAGGGCCATCACCTACAGCCACACCAACGAGGAGGATGCAAAAGTTGGGATCCTCCGCATAGCGGTAAACACCCGCCTTATTCAGATCCACAGTGGAGAAGGTTTCCAGATCAATGTGAAGGTTTTTCATGTCTCACCTCCGCTTCTAAGTATGCCTCCGCATAATGACTTTCTACTTCCGTGAGAGCTTTGAAGTATTCAGTTCTCATGATCGAGACAGAAAGATCTGTTGCCATTTTCTGAGCTGTTCTTGGGAAAGAGGAGATACTTCGATCTTCTTTATTGGCTTCACAAAGCTCTTCCCTGCATTCCATATCTACTTTAGCCATTGCCCGATCAGTTTCAGTCTGAAGAGCTATTTCAATTGAATCTATTTCTACGTAGACCATTCTGTATAAATAGACTATCTTCAGTTCTCCCTTTTCTATGCACTCCCTGGTAGTACTGTCAATCCCTTTCTCAATAAGATCTGCTATATCATATAATAGGTCTGACATGGTACTCTGCATTTCCCCAATCATTGCAGCCTCATCAGATCTCCTCATACAGCCACCGTAGATAAACCATCCACCACCGCAGATCTCCGCATATTTGCGCACTCGTTTGAGAACTCGGTTTTTGATCATGTTTGCGAACCTTGCAGTCAATAATTCGGTAAACATTCTGTGGCTCTCCTCTTTTCGTCCAGATGCTACAGTAACGTTTCCAAAACGCTTGACGACCTCGCGTCAAACAACTCCGCGATTGCCTGGGCAAATGCACCCTCCGCCGAATAACTGGAGAAGGTAGCAGCTCCAGCCATGATGTCCTCCCTGGAGACGTGCCGGAATGCTTTGATGAAAGCTGAATCGCTGAAATCGTACATCTTCATGAAACGGGACATTCCCCGAATCATGTTGCGGGATACCGACCACAGCTCTCCAGCCCAGATCATATGGATGAGTCGAAGCATGCGAACGTACTGCTCGTCTCCCAACCACATGAACGCTTTGAAAGCCGTGCAATAGGCGGTGATGCGCCCTTTCTGAGGTTTGTGGCTACCGAGCGATATGGCAAACCCGCACTGTTCGGTCAGCTCCAGGAAGCGAAGCACATCCGGATCCTTTGCGACAGCCAGAGCACGGAGCTTATATCCCATGGATACAGCCTCGCTGAAGCCGAATTGAAGGGCGAAGAGCCTGGCTTCCTCTTCAATCGTGAGGTTGAAGAACACCCGGCAGAAAATGGGGAAGTCATCAGTGCCGTTGAGGATTACCTGAGCTTCCCTGGTGTGCATACTGTCGATGATATAGTACTTGCCATTGCGGTAAGAGACTTTGACGGGGTTTGCGACCATCGGGTTGTAGTTCGCCGCAATCATCGCAGCACGAGCCGGGTCGAGCAGACGCTGAATCTCCGGACTGATCTGAAGATCCTTGTTGTTGAGCCACATGTACTTCTCGTTCTTGTTGGAGCCCTCGAAATTGTTGTTATTCATGATTAAATCCTCCTTTTTCTTCAATCAATTTCATGATGTTGTTGTAACCTTCGGTGATGATGTCTTTGAGAACTGTAATGTTCTCCTCGTTGATGCTTGTTGGGCTAAGAAACTCCAAAATCTGTGAAACACGGTAAACAAATCGGTCAGTATTGGTCTTCAAATCAGAGCTGACGTGGGTCATCTCAGTCTTGCTACGTCGTTCAAGATCATCGGCCGGTGCCAGGCCATACACCTCTATCGGCGGCTCGTCGTACACGGAATCGGGTGCGCGAAAGCTTACCCCTTCCGGAGTCGGCTCGGGAGCCTTTACCAAGCCGTAGCCGGGCATGGCTCGATCTTCCTTCAGGGTTGTATAAGCCTTGTGGATGCTGAGCTTTCCCTGACGCAGTTGGTCCAGGGTGTCCGGATCGGCGTTTTTATGGAGCCATTTGGCTTCTCTAATGTATCCTTCTGACAACCCGGACAGTTCGGAGAGCCTCGCCCGTGTATTAATTGAGCTATCACCTTTTGACAAATTTGTCAAAACGTGCCCGTCAGATCGCCATCCTTGCCGCTTCTTTCCTTCTTCTCGCATCTGATCTTCCAACGGAAGCACCAGCTCGCACTTCACAAAGGGCGGAAGATTTCTCCTCCCGAGCTGGTTTCTGATGATCCAGAGATAGGCTTCATCTTCGTTGGCAAAATCAAGCTCCTCAGTGGCAAACGGAATCTTATGCTTATGGCAGATCTCGTATCGGGTATATCCATCGACAATCA